GTTCCGTTTTCCGCGAGCCACAGGGTCGCCACAACCCTTGACCCGTCTCTTACCATCACGACCAACTCTTCCAAGGAGCCCATACTTGGGGCAACCTTCCAAGGAGCAACGGTCGTGGTCACCTTGGCACTCTCCTTTGCGATCATCGGTCACCTTGATGCCCTGCTTTCGAGCACCTCGATGATGCGTGACGCCTCACCCTTCGTCAACTGCTCCATGCGTTCGAGCGGACGGTTGATGATCTCTGAACACTTGTCCCGCTTGTCGGTCAGCGACTGGACGCCAGCGCCTGAGAGCATGGCTCGCACCTTGCCCAACTGTGCCGACGAGATAGGCGCATCGGGGTCTTTGATCGTCGGCTTGTCTTCCTGCGCACCAGGGAAATTCTTGGCAATCGTTTGCGCGAACTCGTTACGCAACTGCTCGTCGCTCTTGACGGGACGTGCCTTCGCAGCCTGCATTGCCTGGAACTTGTCGCGCAGTTTCGGCATGTCGGCATCGGTCAACTCGTTCAGATCAACGCTTGCTTCCTTGGCGACGTCCTGCGGGTCGAGCCCCTGCTTCGCGCATGCCTCACGGAACTTGGTTAGCAAGTCCGCAGTCAGGCGTGTGGGCACCTCCTGTCTTACGACCTTGCCCATCTCCTCCCGTGACGGGCGAGGCGCCGTCTTCGACTGGAAGATGTAGTTAGCCAACGCCCTGCCGATTGCCGAAGTCTCCGCGTTCTCGACATGGGACGTGCGGTTCACAGGCGAAGCATCCCTAGTCTCCTCCGCATACCCTTTGTACACCTCAGCACGGAACACGACACGGGTCTCGTCGTAGTGATGAATCTGAGTAAACACCTGTCCGTTCGGGAACTGCTCCCAGAACTTGGCAAGTCTCTGCTCGACTGTCTCGTAGTTGTCAAGGTTGAATCGCATGATTACTTGTCCTTCCCCACCACACGGAACGTGCGGTACTTGGTTTGTTTCTTGTACTTCGCGGCAAGAGCGGGATGCTCTGCCTCGAACTTCTTGGTATCGAACGACGTGCGGCTTGCCGTCTTCCAGGTGACGAGCAGTTCGTCTTGCATCAGTCCGTACTCTGCATCGCCCAGCATCTCGCAAATCTGTGCTTTGATGAGGTCTTCGACTGTCTCCGCCTGTGCCTTCTGTTCCTTCGCCAGCATGTAGCGCTCCAACATGGCAAGCACTGACGGTCCAAGGTCGACTGCCTTGTCGACGTTGCTGTCACCTTCGGGGAACCGCTTGGAGACATGCTTGTATTCGACGACCGCATCGTCAGGCATGATGCCCATGTCGATCGCGGCGAGGAACTGGCGCACCTTCTCGATGTGGTAGCCCCGCTCGTCGCTGGTCACTGTCTGCTTGTGGATGTGGATGTCGAGTGACGAGTCGAATACGACCCAGAAGATGTCGCGGTTGCCTGTGCAGATCGACTGCTGGACACCTTGCCAGTACCAGTAGCGCTGGAGTTCACCTTTCCAGTGGCGTGCGATCGTCTTGATTTCGTAGACATCGTTCGCCGCATCCATGCGATCGAGTGTCGCGATCAGGCGGACGCCTGGTTCGTCCCAGCAGTACATCACTTCGGGTTCGTACAGTTCGCGACCCAACAGTTTCGATGCCATGTCTGCGACGACTGGCTCCAACGTGGTGCCGCGCATCATTGCCTGGTTCGCTTCCTGGGGCAGTGGTGGCTGAGGTGCAAGCAGGTCGGTTGCGAGGTCTGCCTGCGTGACGAACGGATGCTCGCCGTGTACGACGGCGGCGACGCTGGCTGAGATTCGTGCCAGTCCTTGTTCCGTTTTCCATCGGGCTGACAGCCATTCGGCTGACCCGTGTTCGGGTTTCGGAATCGTGTAGTGCATCTCACTGCCTTTCAGTTGTGTTGATGTTGACACCCACTCTAGGGAAGGGGTGTCACAGAGTCAAGTCAATAATTCCGACCGTTTCCAGGTCAGGCACTTCATCGGGCATGTATGAGGTGGTGATCGAGACGTAGCCTTTCAGCGCGTCGGGATACAGGAAGCCCACGGACACGACGTGTGCCGCTTCAGGATGGTATTCGCTGATGTCAACCCACCCGTTCTTGGAATCGAACGCGTCAGTCCAATGCACCGCTACTAGCGACCAGGGACAACTCATCACCAACCTTCTTTCTTGCGATCTGCCTGACAGAAGACAGGAGCGTGGAACGTAATCCCGTGCTTCGGTGCCACGATAGCGAGCGCCTGCTGGGGTGGTTCGAACTGGAAGTTGTTGATGAAGGCGTACTCGTCATACCCCTTGGTTGACCCGTTCACCACAAGGTACGGGGTAGGCAGGTACTGGTGCCAGTGCCCCATCCACAAGGTGGAGAAGTTCTGGTTCGTGGTCAGATAGCGCTGGGCTTTGCGTGCACGCAGACGCATGATCGGCGGGTAGATGCCACCGATGCCACCGCCTCCGTTCACCTGGTCACCGTGCGTCAGCAGATGCCCGAACCCGTACACGTTGACGAGAACGTCAGTGCCCTCAGGAATGTCGAACGTGACACGCTTGTCCTTCGCGAAGTGGCGTTCCACCATCTTTGACAACAGCCAGTCGAAGTTCGTCTTGACACGCAACTTGGCTCGCGGCTTGCGCGACATGCGCCCGTGGTTGCCGACCACAGATACGACGTGCACCTTGCCGAACTCTGACGCGAGCATGTCCACCGCAGCAGCGATCTGCTCCGACCAGAACAACACCGACCCAATCATCGTGTCCTCGTTCGTCTGCGCCAACTCTTCGTGGATGTCACCTGAGAACAGGTCTCCACCCAACATGAGGACACAGCCGTCGTACTTGACGCCAGCCAGGTAGTGGCGGGTGATCTTGATGACGTTCTGCGCCCACCGTTCCAACCGCAACTTGGCGATCTCACGGCTGTACGCGTTCAGTCCTTCGACCTCTTCGGGCAAGACCACCTCGTCGAAGTGGGTGTCGGACAGCATGACCATCACCGTTGCGGCGCTTGCCTTCGGTGCCGCAGGTGACAACCATTTCGGAGGGTCGATGTGCGCGGCTTCCATCGAGGACACGACAGACAGCGCACGGTTCGCCGCCTCCAACTGTTCCCTGATCTTGGTCAGTTCATTGGTGGCTGAGTCCCGTTCGCGGCGCATCTTCACCAGATCAGCACGCGCCATCAACTCCTGCTCTTCGTTCACAGAATCCATGAAACTCATGCCAGGTCCAGCCCGCCTGCGAGAAGGTCGCGTCTCATGTTGCTGATCGTCCCAGTCCCGATCTTGATGCCACGTTTCTGTAGCGCCCGTATGAGCGCGGCTTGGCTGATCGTGACATCGCTGATTGCCACAACGAACTCGTCGTAGTCCTCGGGTGCGAGTTTGCTTTTGATCTCCGCAATCTTGGATTGGCGGTTGTGCTTGTAGTCGTTAGCGCGGACTTCATCCAACAGACCCATGAGTCTCCCCTGTCTTGAAGCGGTGCACCCATACCTGGCGTTCCTGCTCTTGCTGACGCAGAGCGTGGCGCACCATGTTGAGACAACCCATGTAGCCGATGGCGTCACGGGTGTTGTCTGGGATGTTCTTGCCTGTGTCGATCTCATTGACGAGGCGTGACAGTTTCATGCACACCATGAACAAGATTCCGTCTTCCACCGTCATCAGGTCAGAGCCCATGAGGGCGTTGAAGATGTTGACAGTTCTCTGGTAGTCGTCTAGCGGGTGGCTGTAGTCGTTCTGCCTGTCCCCAGTGATGAGGTCAAATGCTTCCTTGACTATCTCCGCGCCCGCTGTCGGGTTGTGTTCCATGTTTCCCCTTCGCGAGTTGTTCAGTCTTTTCGATTAGTCGCCAGAGCGCATCCTGATCGGCTGCCCCTGGGTAGACCTTTCGCAAGAACTTCGAGAGTTCAAGCAACTCCATCTTTGTGAACTGGTGACCCATTGTCAAGCATCTCCCCGTGAAGGTGAGAGGTTATGTGCTCGGTCAGCCGTTCGTCAACTCGGTCAACTTTGACTTCTGTTCGCTGAAGGGATTTGTGCATGATCTTCAGCATGCCAAGCACAACCTGATGGTCTTCGGCGTTCTCTTTCTTGAACTGTTGGAGGACTGCGACGATGATGCCACCAACCGCCGTGACGATGGCGGCGACGATCAACGCCCAGTTCGCGTCCACTACGCCTCTGAGGGCTTGTTAGCCAACCATTCGCGGACGGCATCAGGGGCGTTGTTGCCTGCCACATAGCGGAGATGCCACGGTTCCGACTGCACTTCCCAGGAAAACCCGAAACGCTGTGCGTTCTTCAGCAACCACTCTAAGCGTTTGCCGCTCGCGTTCGCAATGTCAATCGCGATACCCAAGTTATGGTTCGAGGTGCCAGGGACAGCCATCGGTGCTAGACCTTTTTTGAGGTACCAGGCTTTCCCTTTGTAGATGCGCGGGGTTTGTTTGAGGAGTTTCTTGTTCGGCTTGTCCGTGTACCTGGCGTAGAACCCGTACTCTTGGGTTTCGAGGGAGCGGTAGGTGTCCGCTTGCGAGGTTGGGGAGAGGTCGATGCCTTCGGCGTTGGCGGCTGCGTCCATTGCTTCGTATGCGTCAGCCGCACAATGATGGAGTTTGCCTTTGCCTTCACTTTGCCTTCAATGCCGCGAAGAAGCGACGAATCGAGTTCACCTGGTTTTACCCCTTTCAGGTGGTCACACAGGGTGACCTTGACTACTGGATACTTGTCAGCCATGGCTTACTTTCGGAACGCTTCGGAGATTTCCTCTGCGGTCAGTTCGCCATCCGTCGACGCGGCGGCGAGTTTCTGGAGCACCCCAGCGACAGCCATGAACCCTGCGATCAGCGCGGACTTGACGACCGACACGCCGATGACCGCACCGCCAGTGATGGCGGGCAGGGCGGTGGCGACAAACAGGGAGAACAACCTCTGTCCTAAGTCAAGAGTCTTGGCGATGGTCTTGTTTGCCAGTTCCATGAACCGTGTCATTCCTTGTCCTCCCCTGTCGTGAACGTAAGTACCGAATGTAGCACGAGGGCGACGCCCGTCAGCCAGAGTGCTTGGCGCAACGTCGGTCCCGACAGTGTGATTAGAACTAGACCCGTCCCCGCCAGCGTCCAGGTTTGCTCAGTGAGGTAAGCCCAGAACTTTTTCATTATCGCCGCATCCTAGTAGCCGCCCCTGCTGCTGTGATCGCGGCACCGATAGCCACGGCTTCGATCAGGGCTTCCTGTTGCTCTTCGTTGAGTTCACCCACCTCCAAGGAAGCGAACACTTGGGCGGCTTGGTCGGGTTGGATGTTCTCGACCGCGGTAATGATCTGTTGTGGTGATGCTTCAGCGATAGCCTGTGCTGGTGGCACGGTGGTTGTTGGCAGGCTGGTTGGGGTTGGGGCTGTTGTTGTTGGCTGGACTTGGGTCGTTGTTGTGGTTTGTACGGTCGTTGGGGGGAGCGTTGTCTCGGGAACAGTTGTCCTCGGAGGCACTGTTGTCGGAGGTGCAGGCAGGGAGGTCGGAGCGGGAGGCAAGGTTGATGTTGCTTCTGGAACAGTCGTCGTATCCAGAGGCGCTTCCGTCGTCGGAGGAACGGGTGCGGCAGTCGTCGGAGGGACAGGCGCAGTAGTTGTTTGAGGAGGCGGCGCCTGCGTTGTAGTCGTTGTTGTCGTCGAAGTGGTGGTCGTCGACGTTGTGGTCGTAGTCGTTTCTTCAGTGGTAGTGGTCGACTCTTCGGTGGTCGTAGTTGCCTGCTCTAAGACAGTGGTCGACGTGACAGGCGTTACAGAAACAGGGTCGCGAGTAAACACCTCATCGGGCACGATCTCCCAATAGCCGTCGCCGATACGCCAAGCGAGCATGAAGCATGTGCCACCACCCCACTCGTAAAACCAGCCATCGAGCGGATACGAGCCAGCCTCAGGGGTAACGGTGACGATTTCGCTCCACTGACATCCTTTCAAATCCCAAGTGCCGAACTCTACGTCACCAATCTGCATAATGCCGCCATCGTCTGCGGCAACCATGAGTTGTATCTGCTCTGCCTCAGGGAACGTGATGAACCCTGAGTAGTGCAACATGAAGAAGTCTGTCGGACAGTCTTGGAACGGCTCGCCCTCGAAGTTGCGGTTGATGTTGTTCTCAACCTCGGACCCGCACACCTCGTACAGGTCATCTACACGTTGCGGTTCTTCTGTGTCGGGGATGATGTA